GTAGAAAAATGTTAGGAAATTATTTTTATCATCAAATTATAAGAAAAACAGTTATTGCATTCGGCACACTGTTTAATGATATTCATGTGCAACACGATGATAGTGCAGGAAATGTCATATCAGATATCAAGGTTCCGATTGCATACGGACCAAGACAAAAGTTTTTAGCAAGAATTACACAGCAAGCAGAATTAAATAAGGCAACTCAAATTACATTACCAAGAATGTCTTTTGAAATAACAAATATTGCTTATGACTCTGCAAGAAAAGCAGGTATCACACAAACATTTAAAGCAAAGGATGTTAATAATGATCAGATGAAAAAGGTCTTTATGCCAGTACCATACAATCTTGGATTTGATTTAAATATATTAGTAAAAACTCAAGATGATGGATTACAAATATTAGAGCAGATATTACCTTTCTTTCAACCAGGTTTTAATATATCAATTGATTTAGTAAAATCAATCGGTGAGAAAAGAGATATTCCGATGGTGTTATCAAATATTGCACAGCAAGATGATTATGAGGGAGATTTTGTTACGAGAAGAGCATTAATATACACTTTATCATTTACAGCGAAAACATTCTTCTTTAACCATATTGCTCAAACTCCAGAAGGACTTATCAAAAAAGTTCAGTTGGATTACTATTCAAATACAAATACTCAAACAGCATCAAGAGTTCAAAGATATACTGTTGTACCAAAAGCGAAGAAGGATTATAATGAAGATAACGTTATAGATAGTGCAGATGATGTCTTAATTGAACCAGGTGATGATTTTGGATTTACAGAAACAAGTTCATTCTTTGGGGATGCAAAAGACTTTGCACCTAATCGAGGAGTAGATATCTAATGAGTAAATTTGATTCTCTGAATGATACTTTCAATACTGATAATAGTGTTGAAGTAGATGCTATTGTTAAAGCAGAAGATACTGAAATACAGAAGAGTCAAACTAGAGCAGAGAACGTT